CATTACCGCCGCAAACAACAAAGAAAAAGAGTTTATTGCGAAAAGTAATCGTCTGGAAGTAGAAAAACTTTTCGTTTCGGGTGGATTAACCGAACAGGATTATGCAGATGTAATTGACGACATTGTTTCGGACGATGTTGATAAAACAATGAAACTTGCTAAAAATCTATTAGCGGTTATCACAAATCAAAAATCAGCTACGGAAAAGGCACTCCGAGCCGAGTTACAGAGGAGTACACCAAGGACACCTGCTGGTGACGGTAGTAAATCCTCTAAAAAGGATTACGCTACTGAAATTTCCGAGGCACTCGCACGAGGCGATACTGCTGGTGCAGCCGCTTTAATGCGAAAACAACAAGAAGAACTAATTGACAAAGGAGAATAAATGTTATGGCTAAAAATGAAGCTAATGTTATGACTTCCCATAATCTGTTGAACTATAGCGGTATGCTTTTCAACAAGGGAAATACTAAAACCCCTTTCTCGACCCTTATCGGTGGTAAGAGTCGAAACACTAATCACTGGGTATTTGCGACTTCGCAGTCTTATGCTACAGGCGGTGGAGAATCCCAGCCGTCTATCAGTGAAACTGCATCTTTGACAGCACCTACTCCCGAGTTTGTTACTCGCAAACAGGAGAGTAATGTTTGCCAGATTTTCCAGAGAGCTTTGGCTATCTCTTATGGTAAGCAGAGTTCTATGGGTCAGCTTTCTGGTTTGAATATCGCTGGACAGGAAGCAAATCCAGCTAACGAACTCGATTTCCAAGTTGCTAACACTATGGCAGCAATCGCAAACGACATCGAATTTACTTTCCTTAACGGAACTTTCCAAGACGGAAATTATGACGATGTTGCGTATAAGACCAGAGGTATCATTACCGCAATCGAATCTAACATCACTGCGGCAGAGGGTGCATCTCTCGGTTATTGGCTTGTTGCAGAACTTATTAAGTCAATTTCGGACGGCTTTGCACCTACTGACAGTCTTGTTCTTATGTGTAACTCTGTTCACATTATGCAGTTAAACGCTGATGCTTCTGCAAATGGTCTTACTGTTATTCCGGCAGCAAGAGAAATCAACGGTATTAAGATTGATGAACTCATTACTCCTTTCGGTAATGTTGGTATCGCCGCTAACCCTCGTGTTCCGGCTGGTACAGTTCTTGTATTCAATCCTACTATCTGTGCTCCTGTTTATATGCCTGTTCCCGGAAAGGGCAACTTCTTCCTCGAACCCCTTGCTAAAACAGGTGCGGCTGATAAGTACCAGATTTATGGACAGGCTGGTCTTGATTATGGTGCAGAGTGGTATCACGGCAAAATCACCGGTCTTTCTACTGACTTTGCTGCTCCCGAGTACAGCAAGAAAGTATATGTAGCCGGTGGCACTATTACCACTGAAACTGCTACCGCAACTGAGGAATAATTTACAGGAGGGTACATAAGTGGCAGACAGTTATAAACTTACAAAACTACGGCGAATGGTCGGGGCTAATGCAAGTGAAGACGACTTGCTACTTATGTACCTTACCGATGCTGAAAGGGCAATCCTAAACCGACTTTATCCTATGGACGAAGATATAAAGGCTTCTCTCCCTACGAGATACGAGTCAAGACAGATTGAAATTGCCGTTTTTCTTTACAACAAACAAGGTGCGGAGGGTCAAATATCGCACAAAGAGAATGGTATTGACCGTACATACGAAAACGCTTCCATTCCCGAATCTATGCTCTCCGATATTATGCCTTACCCGAGTATTCCGAAATGAGAACACTCAAACGCAACGAGAGAATTATCTATTATGCCTTGTTGATTAAGAACGAGCCAATCAAGGACGAGGACGGTTACGATACGAGCGAAACAACCCCTATTTATAGTGAGCCTGTTGAACTGCGTATCAATACCTCCCCAGCAAGTGGAGAGAGTGCGACTCGACAGTTCGGTGATGTGCTTGATTATGATAGAACTCTTGTTACTTGTGATACAGACCTACCTCTTACCGAAACATCGGTATTATGGATTGACGAAACCGATACCTCGAAACCTTTTGACTATGTGGTTAAGAAAATTGGGGACGGTATAAATTCTAATCTAATTGCCGTGAAGAAAGTAGAGGTGCGGTAAGTATGCACAAGATTACCGTATCTCTTGGGAATATTGACGATGCTATTCGTCAAATCGAAGAATACGAAAAGAAAGTACAAGAGAAAATCAAAGAATTTCTCACTCGACTGCTTGAAGACGGTGCTAATATTGCGAAAGCCAAGATTATAGAACTGAAAGCGGTAGAAAGTAGCGAACTTCAAGACAGTTTTCAATACACCCTTTATAAAGAGGGAAACAAAGGTATTATTTTCACGGATTGCTCACACGCTTGTTTTGTGGAATTTGGTACAGGTGTTAGAGGGTCTGCAAGTCCTCACCCTACTATGCCGTGGGCTTACGACAGTAACGGACACGGAGAGGACGGCTGGTACTACTATGACACCAAACAAGGTCGAGTACGATTTACACAAGGTATGCCGTCACGACCTTTTATGTATGAAACCGCAAGAGAATTAGAACAGAAAGCCGTAGAAATCGCAAGGGAGGTATTTTCACAATGATAGATATTGAAAACAAATTATATACCATAGTGAAAAGCAAAATGCCGAGCAATATAAATATGGACTCTATGTATTCTAATAGCAGTAAATTACCGCTTTGTACTTTGGTGGTAATGGATAACTCGGTATATGAGCCTTTTATAAACTCTGCGAGAATCGAGAACGCAGCATCTATAATGGTCGAAGTTAATGCTTATTCAAACAAGATAGCCGGTAAAAAGGAAGAATGTAAGAAAATCATTAAAACCGCCGATGATGTTCTGTCGGGTATAGGATTGACAAGGACTTTTTGTCAACCTACTCCTAACTTGGAAGATGCAACAGTTTATAGAATTACTGCTCGTTACAGAGCAATCGTTGATACAGACCTAAAAATTTACAGGAGGTAAATTCGTTATGGAAAAAACTACTATCAATACCTTTTTGATGCACTCTGCAACAAAAGACGGAAATTTTGAGAAACTTGTAGATATTACGAGTTATCCCGAACTCTTTTCTGCTCCCGAAAAACTTGACATTTCCAATATGTCCAGTAAGCAGAAGAAATACACTCCCGGTATGGTAGATGTACCCGACCAAGAGTTTGGTTATATTTACGACAAAGCCGCATACGCAAAAATTAAAGCGTTGGAGGGTACAGACCAGTATTACCAGCTTCGCTTTGGTGCGAATGGTGAGTACGGTTGTTGGCAGTGGCACGGCGATGTGTTTACAAGTTTTTCTGGCGGTAGCGTTGGCTCTGCTCGTGAAGCTAAACTCATTACTTACCCGGCTGACGACATTGAAGAAGTAACAATTAACTCTTAATTTGGAGGAATTAAATTATGGCTGCAAAACAAATTATCCTTAAAGACCAGAAAACTGGTAAGGAATACACTCTTGAATTTAACCGCAAGAGTATTGAATCTATGGAAAGACAGGGTTTTATCGCTGCTGACATCAGCAAAAAGCCTATGACAATGCTCCCAGCTTTGTTTGCCGGTGCGTTCCAAATGCACCACAGATTTGTTGAAAATAGTGTAATCAAAGATTTGCTCTATCAAATCAAAAACAAAGATGCTTTCATTGAGAAACTTTCCGAAATGTACAACGAGCCACTGGTTGACCTTGTTGACGAACCAGAGGAAGACGAGGGAAACATCGAGTGGGAAGCGAGCTGGTAAGCCCAGCTTCCCCTTTAACTTTTACAGAACAATTTGAGGCACAATGTCCGTTTTACCTATCTATCGGTATGACCTATGACGAATATTGGTATGGGTCAGCCGACCGAGTGATTTATTATCGCAAAGCGTACAAAATGAAACAAAAGCGAAATAATGATTTGGCTTGGTTAAATGGTCGCTATGTTTATGATGCTCTCAAAGCAATCGTTCCAGCGTTACGAGGTCTGTCAAAAGAGCCTGTCGAACAATATCTTGACGAGCCTTATCCTTATACAAAAGAAGATGTTATTGAGTATAAGAATAGGAAAATGCTCGAAAAGGCTCAAAAATACCGTGAGTATGCCGAGGCTCGAAACGCTGAAAGACAAGCACGAGAGGAGGCGATGAAAAATGGGGACAACGATTGACCAATTAGAGATTGAGGTCGTTACTCAATCGGACAAAGCAAGTAAGGGTTTAGATAAACTCAAAGAAACGCTCACAGGCATTAAGAAAATCTCGAAATCATCGGGATTAGATAAAGTCTGTGCTAAATTGGAGAAAATTGCTTCTCTAAATTTTTCAAACCTTGCCCCTCTGGAAAAACTCTCCAAAACAACAGGCTCGTTAGGAGAAATGAGCGACAAAATCAAAGATGTTACCTCTGCGATAGGTGATGTGCCAAGTGAAATTGGAACGACGGTCGATGTTGGCGGTATCAGTGATACAGTTAGTGAGATAGAATCTGCTACTGCTGCTATAAACGATATACCGAAGACAGTCGATGTTCCTGTTAATACTCCCGGTGTCGATGTTGCCAATACCAAAATATCACTTTTCACAAGAATAATTGGCGGTGTAAAAGCTGTTACAGGAGCGACAGGACGAGGGTTGTTAAAACTTGGCGGTTACTTTAAGACATTGGGTGCATCTGCCGCCGCAAGTTGTGCAAAGGCTAAAAAAGGTCTTTTCCAAGTGCTAAATATTGTACTTATTTACGGCGGTGCGTTTCGTGCATTTATGATGTTTACGCAAGGTGTATCGGAGGGTTTGCAGAACATATCACAGTACAGTGACGAAACTGCTGACTCAATGAACAAATTGTCAACGATGTCGCTTTATTTGAAAAATTCTATAGGTGCTGCGTTATATCCTGTTATTGTTGCAATAACACCAGCGTTGGAAGCTATGGCTGATGCCATAATTAAAGCATTGAACGCATTTAATCAGTTTGTTTCAGCGTGGGGCGGTGCGACTACTTTTATCAAGGCTAAAAAGGTCTTAAAAGAGTACGGCGAAACTGCTACTGCAACCGCAAACAAGATTAAAAAGTCTTTCGCTGGAATGGACGAGATTACGGTTATTGGTAACAACGACAGTGGCTCGGCATCGAGTAGTACACCCGATTACAGTTCTATGTTTGAAACTGCCCCCATATCCGATACAACATCTGCGGTAGTAGAAAACCTAAAAGCAAATCTCGAAAACCTAAAAGCTGCTCTTGGCGGTGCGGCTCTCGTAGTAGGTGCAATACTTACATTCTCGGGAGCAAATGTACCTCTCGGTTTAGGCTTAATGGTTGTTGGCGGTTATGCGTTAGCATCTGCTGCTACAGAGAATTGGGGTTATGCTGACGGAATGTTGCAAGATAAGTTTACAAGCATAATGCTGATTATATCGGGAGCGTTGATTGTTGTTGGTGCTATTCTTGCTTTCTCGGGTGCTGCTACAGGCTTGGGAATTGCTTTGATGATTGGCGGTGCGGCTACATTAGCAACGGCTGTCGCTGAAAATTGGGAGGGCTTACCGAACAACATTAAAAACACAATTACTATTATCGGTCTTGCCGTTGGTGCGGCTTCACTTGTGCTTGGTACAATTCTTACTTTTACAGGTGCGGCTATTCCTCTTGGTATAGGTCTAATGATAGTTGGTGCTGCGGAACTCGCAACTGCCGCAGTGTTAGGTTGGGAAGCACTGCCTAACGATATTAAACAAACTCTCACTATTATCGGTCTTGCGGTAAGTGCCGCATTACTCGTATTGGGTGCTTGTTTGACCTTTACAGGTGCGGCTATTCCTCTTGGTATAGCATTACTTGTTTTAGGTGCAGCCGGATTAGTTGCAACGGCTAAAATAGGTTGGAATACAATGTCCGACAAGGTTAAAAATACTATCTCAATTATTACGGCAATTTTATCTACTGCATTGTTGGTAATCGGTATCATTCTTTGTGTAACAGGTGTCGGTATTCCTTTGGGTGTCGCACTTATTGTACTTGGTGCTGCTGGATTAGCAACGGCGGTAGCAGTAAATTGGGATTGGGTAAAGGATAAAATTAAAACTGTACTATCGGCAGCGTTGGCGATTATATCTGGTTTCGGTCTTGTACTCGGTATATTACTGTGTTTGACAGGAGTTGGTATTCCGTTAGGTATCGCCTTAATTTTTGCATCTATCAAAGGTGTAAAAGCCGCCTCCGATATAGACGATAACCCTGTTACAAATTTCATTAAGAAAATGGTAAATGGTATTATCGGTATTTTTGAAAGCGGTGTTAATTTTATTATAAAAATGTTAAACAAACTTTCTTGGGAAGTTCCCGACTGGGTGCCGGTTATTGGCGGTAGCACTTTCGGTTTTAACATTAAACCTATTAGTATTCCTCGCCTCAAGGACGGAGGTTTCCCAGACGGAGAGGACGGTTTATTCTATGCAAACCACAACGAATTGGTTGGTAAATTCTCGAACGGCAGAACTGCTGTAGCGAACAACGACCAGATTGTTGACGGTATTCGTAGCGGTGTTTACGATGCAAACCAAGAACAGAACAATCTCCTCCGTGAACAAAACAAATTACTCCGTCAACTTCTCGACAGAGATAATAACGGAGAAATCAATGTATCTACTATCACCAAAGCACAGAGTAGAAATAATCGCCGTCACGGTAAGACAATCGTACCGGTAGGAACATAAGGAAAGGGGTATTTATATGGCTATGAATTATAATCCGATAAGGTCGGTTGACGGAGTGGCTGTTAAATGCCCCTCTACTTATAAATGGAAGCAAGAAGACTTGTCTAATAAAAACGCTGGTCGTACCGAAGATACTGTTATGGACAAAAATCGTATCGGTCAAATCGTAGGTATCGAGCTATCTTGGAACAATGTTACTATTGCGGAGGGTGCGAAAATTTTACAGCAATTCGACCCCGAATATGTTGAGGTTGACTACCTCGATGCAAAACAAGGTAAATATGTTAAAAGCGTATTTTATGTAGGCGACCGTTCTGCTCCGCTTTATAACGCAGAGTGCGGTAGGTGGAGTAATATTTCGTTCAACCTTGTAGAAAGGTCGGGTGTGTAATGTATCCTTTGTCGAAAGAAGCTCTTGACCTTTTTAACCAAAATTACAGACAAACTGTAGAAATTATTTTTTACGGTGTTGATGAAACACTTACTATAACGGAGTCCGATGTTATTCTCGGCTCAATGACGGTTGACCGCACTTGTGTATCTGGCTCTCGTATTGAAATTGGCTCTGCCGTTGCTGCTGAATTTGCTATTACCCTCGACAATGGAGGGGGCAAATTCGATAATGTAAAATTCGAGGGAGCAGAACTTTTTGTACGAGTAGGTGTTACTAAATATAATGCTCGTAAATGGGAAAATGCTCAAACGCAGTATGTACCCATTGGGTATTTCACAATAGACGAGCCTTATCGTAAATTGTCAACTATTCCTATCTCTGCGTTAGACAGAATGGTATTGTTTGATAAACCTGTCGATTGGTCGCTGTTTACATTTCCAATGACAGTTAAAAGTTTGCTATCACAGACTTGTACGATATGTAATGTAACGCTCGGTACAGATATAAGCGATAAACCGAACAGCGATTATATTATCAACGAAGCACCTACGGACGAAACAACTTATCGTCAAATCATTCAGTGGGTGGCTGAATTAACCGCTACCTGTGGTTTTATAGATTGGGAGGGTAAATTACAACTCTCTTGGTACGAGCCTACTACAACAAAAATTACACCGTCCGAACGCTATTCTTCCGATATGTTGGAAAACGACATTGTTATAAGCGGTGTACAAGTTGTTGACGAAGACTCAAACATATATCTCACAGGCGATGATGCTTATGCTTTCAATATCGAGGGCAACAGTTTAATTCAGCACGATTTTCAAGCGGTTTCGGAGGCAATATATTCGGCGGTTGGTGGGTTTACCTATCGTCCGTATGAATGTACTACAAAACCTATGCCGTATCTCTTTCCTATGGATATGGTCGAATTTGTGGACAAAGACGGTATCTCTCATAGCACTATCGTTACGAATGTTACCTTTACTTTGAACGGTGGAACGGCTGTACAAGGACAAGGTGAAACGGAAACTAACAATGGTTACGCAACTGCTAACCCATTAACCAAACGAGAATCGTTGATAATTAAAACAATAAAAAATGCCTTAAATGATACGCTTAATAGTAGCGTTCAATCACTTTTGGCATTTAACGAATTGATTACCAATTCGCTTGGAGTTTATTCTACGGTTATACCGCAAGAAGACGGCTCTAAAAAATATTATATGCACGATGCTCCCACGCTTGAGGCAAGTACAACAATCTACACACAGAACGCTGGAGGCTTCGCATACACCAATAGCGGTTGGAATGGTGGAAATCCTATATGGGAAAGCGGTTTTTCAA